CAAGCGTTTTATCATAGGCTTCAGTTAACGTAGAACGATCGTGTTCACCCATGTGTAATGCTTTACCAACAATAGGAGACATAAGCCCTAAAGCAGTACGGCGGTTTGACTCTTCAAGTGCCAAATAACCGACTCGTTCTCCCTTCGATAACAAGTGAGCTGCCAAGTCTCTACACACGGACGACTTGCCTTGTCCAGATCCCGAAGTAATAGTAACAAGTTCTCCGTACCGGATCCCGTGAAGCTTTGCTTGTAATCCTTGAAATGGGTAGTCATGATCTGATGGTGGTGATGGTGTAGTAACTAATTCAAGTAATGATTTACCATCTACAATACCATCGGGACGATATTCTCTACGTTTAAAGAATGCATCATCGATAGCTTTGTAATCATTAGCTTGTAATGCGTCTGAGAGGTCCTTGTAAGCCTCTAGACGGGCTATGAATGCCCTGCCAGGTGGTAACACACTCGCAGCTTCTTCAGCAGCCTTCTGTCCTGGTTCATCAGAATCAAACCAAAGTACAATTTCATTGTAACCTTGGAGGAATTCTAAGTTCTTTTGTATTGCTTTCTTAGCACCTGCTGCACCACTAGGTAGTGACACAACCGGCCAAGTTGGGAATAGTTCTGCATATGATACGCAGTCTAGCTCACCTTCTGTAATGATGATGCGCTTACCACTGTTTCCCCAAAGATATTGAGCAAAGAATGTACCAGGTGAGTCTCCTTCGTAAGTAAACTGTTTGTCTTTTGTTTTAACCTTAGCACCTTTGACAATGCCAGATTGATCGTGATAATAAAACCTTAGCTTATCGCCATCACGATATACCTTGTATTTTTCACAAGTTTGTTGAGAGATTTTTCGTTTCTGCAGCCGTTCAGCTGAGCCTTTAATCTGCACGCGATTTATTTGATGAATGTGTATTGGCTCTTCATCACCTTGAGTATAAGCATGACACACAAAACAATAACCGTGACCATCAGAGTAGATACTATTACCATCTGATGATCCACAATTGTTACATGCTTCATGCCTTATAAATTCAGACGAGCCAGTTAAGGGGGATGTTTTTGAATGATGTCCAAAGGATGTCATGTCTATCGCACCACTTTGCATAAGTGGTTTTACTTTTCTTACTAATTTTATTGAATGGAGATTGAAAGACCATGCGTAGATCTAGATCAGGGTTCAGTAGTTTAACTGCTTTAATCTTCCTACGATCTTCAGCTTCCCAATAGCCTTTACATTCTAGATGTATACCATTGGGTAAGATAAAGTCAGGACAGTACAAGTGCTCAATTACATATGGAATCTTGACGGTTTCGTATTCATACTTAACTCCAAGCTCGACAAGTAAATCAGCAACTTTCTCCTCAAGCCCGGAGCGAAATGCCATTAGAAGTCTTCCTCCTCCGGTTCTGCCTCGGCGGGCGTTACATTAGGTTCAGAAGCTTTAAAACCTTCAGTTGTGCCAAACATAGCTGCTACATCTTCAGTACTCATATCACCAGTATCTACACCAGCTCCTGAATTGAGAGACACCAGTTGTACACCAACCAGTTTAAGACTCGTTCCATAAGTAACTCCATCACGTAAGATGTATGGCTTTTGATAGAATGCCAACTTGACACGACTACCAGCATACATAGGTGTAGCTTCATCTGTGATTTGTGTGCCCTCTGTATCTACAACAGGTGGGCGATTCTCTTCGTTCCAGCTGAACTTGACTTTATATTGTCCATCAGCTACTTCTTCCCATGGCTCAGGTTTTAGCGTTGAACGCTTAGGATTCTTCAGTTTAGTCTCTGCCCATTTGAGTGACTCAATACGGTCATCTTCAAGGGTATCAGCCATTGACTGATCGACAATAGCAGCTAGTGAGTAACCAAACTTGCTTGGTTTCAGTACAGCTTGGTAACCTTCAAGGACTACAGGCTGTTCAGTTTTGTGAATAGTACGGGGCATTAACAAAAAAAATAAGTGGATTCAATCACGGATTCTGGTTCCAGATCTCCAATGATCGGTGGGTCAGTCTCCGCTTCTATTTGATTAGCGAAGTCTTGTAAGTAATCATGCTCTGCAAATAAATGCATGTATGTTTCTCGTACTACGGAACTGAGTAGCTCCATGTCTGTAGCACGACACAATACAGAGTCATGTATAAGAGCAATGGGTGCATAGAAAGCTAATGCACTTAAATGTAGCAACGAAGCGTCAAGTGAATGTATAAGATTAGGTGCTGTTGCGTTCTTGTGGTGTTGTTTATCTACTTTGTTACTATCTTCAGTAGCAACGGTAAGTTGACAACGACCAAGTAATTGAAGCTCAACTTGAATAGTCTTTGCTTTCATTAGACGTTGGTTAACGACAAAACCAGAGGGTGTTACCCACTTTAGTTCTGTCTTACCTCTATCAATAGCTTTAGCTACTTCTTCCTCAATCCATGACATAACAGCCATAGGACCAGGAACAACAGTGTCCATTGCATCTCTAACAGCGACAACAGTCTTAGTTAGATCTTCTTTATCAATTTCAATACCTTTCTCTTTTAGTGCGTCTTTAATGTACCCACGATTTGAGAATGGTTTTGCATTGTAAGGTACGGTCATTACTACTCTTTTGACTACCTTTCTATCCATATGATTACGAATAGAACTAGGGCAGAAAGGAGCAGCAGTATTAGCAACGACAGCATAAGCATCCTGTGGTTTATCAGAAGGTATAACATTTACTAGACTAGCAGTAGATTTATCTCTAGCTAATCCAGCTAGTATTTGTAACCCACTACATGTAGCGTCAGTAGCAACTATGCCACCTGTTGTTGTTCTATCTTTAATTAAGACACAATGATAGTATTCATCACAAGCAGCTAAGAATTGCCACGGTTCTGCAGCCTCTTCCCACTCGTGAATGTGTCGGATAGGATCACAAGCGACCATAGAAATAATATGAGTATTGTTATTTACCCATTTTAATCTATCTTCAATAGTGTCTTTATCACGACCATAAGTAGTAGCAACTTGGAAGGCTAACCATTTCTCAGCATACTTATTCATCTTTGCTTCTTTAGCAAATCGAAGTAGACTTTTTCCAAAGTCAGTATCTTGAGGAGTTAAGTGTGATGGAATTGGATATGCTCTTCCACGGTAGTCAAAGCTCCATGGCAAAAAGAACTCATTTTTATCTTTAAACCTTGCTACTGCTTCCATTGTCATTCGAGTTCTACAAGATTTTCTAAACTCTTGAGCTTGTAAGTCATGGACTTCTTTAGCTCTTCGTTTATAATCTTGTCTTGACTCTTTATTAGTATCAATATCTACTGGTTTAGGTGGTAGATCATGATGCATAATAGGGAGGAACTTACCGACAGCTCGTTCCATTCTATCTAGTTCTTCCGCTACCTTTACTGTGAAAGGATTTAAACGGTAAGCCACCTTCTGAATCTTGTTTAAAAATTCAATTGGTGTTTCTCCCTGTATAGATAAGGGGTTACCGCGTCGTACTAAATGATGACCTGCCATGATCTCATTTAGGAAGTAACCACCACATGATTCATTGCTCCAATCTCTTGGAGGTATAAGCATAGGCCATGCAACAGGACTAAATAGTTCAGCATTTTTCATGATTTCATCCTTTTTTTCCAGAAACTCTGGAGTAGGAATAACATGCTGGATTTTCTTGCGTCCTTGCTGATGAATGTGCCTAGCAAACCAACCACTAGTCTCCATAATGCAGTCTAGTAACCAACCACCAAGTTGGACACGATTCTTACTGCCCCATGTCTGCCAAGGCGTAACATCATACCTGTTCATTAATGTTCTGATGTTTACTAGTTTCTGTTGTGTACCAGAAGAACTGTGCCAGTATCGTTCTTTTAGTTTATACAGTAAACCAGGTGCTGTTTTCTCATAGTGTCGCATTTGACACTCCTGTTCAACAGCTAGTCCAATGGCTTCACAAACGCCTACAGTGACGTTTGCTTTGTCTTTATGACTAAATACCCTGTCAAAGCATATCTTGAGTGCTATAGCAGCAGCAGCAAGCGGTTCAACATCAGCTAGATACTGTTGTATCTCCTTGAATGATTTACCTGCTTGTCCTTTCTTTAACCTAGTTGTAGTGTCTTCAATACGTGCCACCAACAAAGGAAGCAGGGTATCAATAGAAGCAGCTCCGTAAACACTAGCAGACGCATAAGATTTGTTTTCTAAGTCTCGGGTGTTCTTATGTAGTTTCTTTAGACCATGTGCAATAGCATCACGTTCTAATTGAATCTGTTCGTCTAACTCTTGTTCAGTCGGAATCAGCAATCAAGTCT